GATCCAGCCCGTTAGCCTCACAGTCTGGCTCATGGTATCGCCCCCTTACGCGACGACGGCGGCGTTGCTGATGCCACCGAGGCGCGCTGCGGCCTTCGGATTCTCGAGGCACAGGGACACGAGCCATTCCACGCGAGTGCGGTACACGGGCGAAGTGTTGATCTCACCCAGGTCGCGCACGTCCATCGCGCCGTTCTGGATGCCGCGCACGTAGCCGTCACCCAGCGAGACGCAGTAGATCGAGGTGGAGGTCGTACCAGCTGGCGTCCCCTCGATGTCACCCTGTTCATCGAAGGCGAGCGGCTCCGTGCCGTCGTTCTCCGGGTAGGGCACGTCTACGGGAATGCCGTTGTAGCTCATCACCTGGCGGCCGAAGTCGTCCGGGCTCCAGTTGATGTAGCCGCCCACGGTCGCAAGGCGCGCCGCGGCAGACAGCCGGAGCTGCATGGTCCGGTTCATCCACAGCCGCTTGTTCGGGCCGGCCACGCGCGAGATCATCGTGTCCAGCTTGTACAGCGACATGGCGTCGCCAGCGTCCGTCGTGCCGGCCGAGACGACCTGATTGCCGCCGACGACTAGCCGAGCCTGGAGGCCGTCGAACTCGCGGGGCTCGGTGGTCGAGGAGCCCTTGATGAGCACGCGGGTGACCTCGGCTGCGAGCGCCTTGATCTTCATGACCTCTTCCTGCGCGCGCCGATCCGGGCCGTACATCTTGACGAGCGCCACGTCGACGTCGAGGTCACCGCCGCCGATGCGTAGCGCCTCGGCCTGCGGATTGATGAGCCCGGTCGAGGCCGTGAAGCTCTCGTTGATGCCCCTGAAGGCGATGCCGGGGAGCGCACCCTCGATGTCGTAGGTGTAGGCTCCGCCCTGGATGTTCTGGAAGGGGAGAGCGGCGAGCCATGCGCTCGCCCGAGCGAACTGCGAGATGACCGAGGCGCGCTTGACCTCGCCACCGTTGAACGCCGTCTTGGCGTATTCCATCAGCGTCATCGACATGGGAGCAGGATCTCCTGGATGTCCGGGGTGTTGTTGGGCTCCCCCGCCAGAAGACGCCTGCGGGGATTCAGCCGTGGTCACATGGCGGCGGAATCACTCCGCCACTACGGTTCGCCGAATCCCTCGACGCCTACGATGGTCCCTGCGGTGCTACGGTCCTGCGGATGCCCTACGTTGCTCCGTCCTACGTGTCCCGAAGCGTCAGGCCGCCTTGCCGGCCGCGTTAGCCGCCGCGATGCCCGCGCTCGGGTTCTTCACGATGTCATCCCACTTGAGGCCCGACGTATCAATGCGCCCGTCGTGGATCCCACCACCCCCGCCACCGTCCCCCTTGGTGCCCTCGTAGAACTCCGGGGTCGCCTTCTTCAGTTCGTCGGAGATGAACTTCGCCGGGTCCTTGCCGGCCTGGCCCTTGACGATGATCTCCTTCCCATCAGTGGTCAGGTCGAACGCGTCGCTGTTCAGCTTCCACCACTTCTCCAGGCGGTCGGCCCGGACGCCATTCGCCGCCCCGAGCGCCTTGACCTTGTCGTCCAGCTTGAGCCTGCGGTTCTCAGTTGAGGCGTCCTCGCCCGCCTTGATCCTCGGCGCCAGCTCCGCCTCAACCTCCTTGCGGACCTCGGCCCGGATCTCATCGAGCTTCTCCTTCGTCAAGCCCGCCGCCTCGCCCTTGTGGTCCGTCTGGAGCTTCTTGAGCTCGGCGGCCGTGGTGCGTGAGAGCGCCTCGGCGGCCTCCCGCTTCGTGCGTTCATCGGCGAGCGCGGTCTGGAGCGCCTTTGCGGCGCCGTCGTCCTTGACCTGCCACTTCCCGTCGTGCTCTTCGTACTGGTCACGGAACGTCTCAGGTACGTCCTCCGCCTTCGCGAACGTTGGCCAGGGCATGCTCCTTTTCCTCCAAGAACCTCGGGTGTCACGCGTGCCGCAACATGCGAATTATGCACTCCCGCGTTTTGCAATGCAAGGGGTAGGGTCTCGCCACAGGGACTGGGGCTACCTGTATACCCCCGGCCTAGCTCTTGCCAGGCGGCGTAACTTTACGAGGGCTTCGACCTCATGCTCGGTGGCGACATGGTATCGGGATGGCCCCTCCTGCGGCAGCACGGGAACGGGCACGATACGGAACCGGCCGTCGCTGTCCCCACGGGTGTCATTCAGGACCAAGGTACCGGGGTTCTCGTACTTGTCTCCCGGCTCCCACTTGTAGGTCCTGGGCTTCTTTCGTTGGCCGTGTTCTAATCGCTCAGCTTCGCGCTTAAGGACACCCACGTCGTCGGATACAGTAATGGGGTTTCCGACTCCGTAGTCGTCACCCATGAGCACATACGTCGTCTTAGCCATTGCTTTCCTTCCTGGCCCTCAGGCCACCAGCCGGACGGCCGGCGAGAGGAAGTATCTCTCAACGCATCGGCAATTAAACGTCGAGTCGCCCGGGATCATCTCGCCGTTGGAGTAGGGCTCGTCGAAGGCGGCTTCCTTGCCCTCCATCTCCCGGTGTTCGTCGCGCACCCGGCTGTCGCCCACGGTAATCCACTTCCGCATCAACCGCGTGCGGTCCACCACGCCCGCCTCGATGGCGTCCTCCCACGAGAGCCGCTGGGCCAGCCGGTTGATGTCGAGCGCCGCACTACGGGCGTGCGTCTCGGCGTTGAATGCGATCATGCGCCGCCGGTAGGCGTCGGTCATGGTGCGGACCTGGGCATCCGTGAGCCCGGTGCCTCCCTTGCCCAGCGCCTTCGCCAGCGTGGCGTCAAACCGCTTGTCGCGGAGCGCGCGGCTCAGGGCCTCGCGATCGCCGGCCCTCAGCATGCGCTCGAAGTTGCGGATCGCCTCTTCCTGGTTCGGGGCCAACCCGAGTACCTCACGCATCGCCCGGGCGGTGGCGCGCGGGTTCTCCCCGAGCTCCAGGCCGGCCATGGCCCGCTGGCGAATTGTCTCCCGGATCTCCGTTTTCAGCCCTTCGATCACCCGCGTATCGAGCCGGCGCGCGGCGTCCAGCACGCGGGGATTCAGCACGTCGAAGCTGGCGGAGCGGAACGCCTTGGGCAGATCGCCCACAGCCTTCGCCCCGGCCGCGATGGTCAGGTTGTCCAACAGCGTCTTGATGTCGGCGAGGATCGGGTCGAGCTCGTCGTCGGAGAGCAGGCGCAAGAGCACGACGTCCAAGGTGCCTGTCGAGACGGCACGGGCCAGTTCGCCCTCAGATAGCAGCGCGGCGATCAGGTCGTAGGCCGCAAGCTGACGGCGCGCGATCTCGGGTGAGATAAGCGCGGAGCGCCGGCGGATCCGGTCGCGTAGAGCCTGCTCGGCGGGGGTCATGGCGAAGCCCCCCACGCCGCGGACGCGTTGGCAGGGACGTCGTCATCGTCCACCTCGACGAACGGCACGGACGGGAACGGGCCAGACAGTTGGCCTATTGCGGTGGCGATGTCCTGCACCGCACCCTCAAACGCCCGCCGCCACTGTTCCTTCGCGTACCCGCGGAACACGGGCGCGTCGTCCATGAGACGCTCGGCGAGGTCACCGTGCTCCACGACCATGGGCGCGACGGGGATATGGACCAGCTCGTGAATGACGTTATGCACGCGCGTCGCGTGGATCTCGGCCACCCACCCCGGGTGGATGTAAAGCTGGGCTTGCCGGTATTCGGGCTGCGCACCCGAAGAAGCGTTGCTGTCCACGTCCTCCGGCCTGCCATCCCACTGCACGTAAAGCGCCTGGCACCACGACGGGACCAGCCACAGGTAGTCCACCAGGATGGGCCGCAGCGCCGCCCGGATTTCGGCGGGGCAGTAGCCCCACAGGATCTTCAGCGCGTCCCTGCGCCTGTTGCCCCGTCCGTTCATGCCGCCACCGCCGGGCCAGTCACGGCCACCGGATTCCCGTTGCGTAGCACCCCAACGAACGTGACCATCGGTGCTCCGGTGAACAACGCGAGCAGCGTGTCGCCGTCCTCCACGTCCACGACCGAGCCGTTCCACAAGAGGACGCGGCCCGCGTCCGTCGTCCACTCGACCGGCTTGACCACGCAAACGTCGATCCAGCGGT